TGGTTGAGATATTGAATAATTTCTCTGCATTACCCGGCGGTGGCAGCAAACCAATATTCACTGTTGATATTCAAAATTCAGTAATCGGTGGGCATCCAAATTTGATTTCGTGTGATTCGAGAGTTTTAATACCGAACTGGCAAGCACCGAAGTTTCATTACGGTGCGGTTGGATTAGGAAACTACGGGGGAATAGATCCTAGCCGTCCAAAACTATTGTTTAAAGAAATTGTTGATGTATTTGATCCGGTTACGGGTAAATCACTTAAATCAAGTGGTTTCACTGGTAATTCTGATTACCAATCACAATATGTTAAACCTATATCATTGGCAAAGAATGGTAGTTTATCCAATGTTGCTCTTGCGAAAGTTTGTTATCAACGAGGAATAACCGGAAAAAATTGCTATCGTAATGACATCGATATTATCATAAACATGTTTAGAGTTTTATACGCTCAACCGAAAGCCAATCAATCGGTTGGTAATGTTAGCGTCCCGTCAACATGGAGCTTTCCAGCCAAAGAAAATAGTTATTTACCAACGAGTGTTTCTGGTTTACCGGGAAATTATGTGGAAATGGATCGTTCTGGTCTTTTATCAAACATTTACATTTCGATGAATACGTTTAAGGATGCGGTGCTTGGAAAGTTGAATACAAAAGCTACCGCTAAAACATTTGATGATATCTATAAAAGTATTTTGGAAATTTTAAATCAATCGGTAGATGGATTTTGGGATCTGGTGGTTGTTGAAGCGGAAAATACAATGACGATTACAGACAAAAAATATGTTGGTAATGTAAATCTTGATAAAAATCCAATGTGTGTTTTTGATTATTATGATGCTGATAGTATCATAAAATCAATCAAATTCAAGCCTACTCTTTCTAACGCTCAAGCTATTCGTGCTATGTTTGGTGAAACAAACAATAAGGATTCTAAGTATTTCATATCGGATCCAAATGACCTGATTGATTATAATTTCAAAGACGACGTTAACTATAATGAAAAAGCTAGAGTTGAAGGCGAGCAAAACCAGTTAGAAAAACGAATAGCGTTAAAACAACAGATGAAGGATTTGATTGGTACGGTTCAACTTATTAACGTTGCGGATGATTCTTTACAAATAACGCTAACCAGAGAAACGAAGCGTTCTATGTTTACAGACCATTTACCGCAAATAGGTGATAGAGAAGTGCTGAAACTATGTTTACCAAATCCACGTATTCTACGAATGTTATTGGATGATAAGGACGAAGAAAACAATCAACGATATTGTGCTGTCCAGCCGGGCATTACTTTAGAGTTGACAATGTTGGGAATTGGTGGTATTCGTACCTTCCAATATTTCATGGTCAAAAATCTACCCGAACCATACAGTCAGAGAAACATCATATTTCGAGTGACCGATGTTGTGCAAACACTTGAATCGGGTAATTGGGAAACGATGATCCGGGCACAGCCGTTGCCACTTCGTAAATACATTAAAATGAGAGTCAATCCACCTGTTGATGGATGGCCTCCTGAGAGAGTGATCGCTACGAGACCCGGCTAAATAAGATTGACTTTTTCCGTATGTTTTGTATCATACGGCGATGGAATCTTCCAATCATTATACGGATTTCTTGCAAAAAGCAACTGAACACAGCGGAGATATTGTGTTGTTTGTTGTTGCATCGGATAATGATGTACATCCTTCCGCCAGTGATGCTTCGGTGGTTTTTATACGTGATTTGTCAACCAAAGAAACACATTGTTTTTCTTGGAAACATACCGATTCCCCGGTCATTGTAAGTAAAGAAACGTTTTGTCAGGGAATATCAAACCTCAAGAATCGTAAGTGGGTATTCGATAAAAAGTCGTTTATTCAACTTCTTCCGATATCAGGACTATTGGATGTCAATCTCTACAAATTTCTCAATGACGGTACTTTAATTGATGCGTCAAAGTTTGAAACGATGGCACACCGAATCATTTATCGGGCTTCGATTGGAGTGCCGGGGTTGAATAATGTTGTCCCGATTCTTAAACACCAAGAGATGTTTGATGCCATGTGTAATGAGTTTCAACCCGGAGACACCGATTCTGGATATCTGAAAGAAAATGAAATCGTCATTGAAACGTTGGCGGAACTGGAACACAATGGTATTCACATCGACGAAGCTCATTTTTTGAAGTATTTCAAAGTAAATATTCCCAAACCCGAAACCGTGTTTAGTCAATACAACATCTACACTTCGACGGGTCGGCCCAGTAATCACTATGACAACGTAAACTATGCTGCCCTTAAACGGGATGATGGTGTCCGTAAGAGTTTTACTTCAAGGTTTGGGAAGGATGGGAAGATGGTTTTGATCGATTACTCGGCATTTCATCCAAGAATCATATGTCATTTGATCAAGTTTCCATTGGCGATTGACGTTGATATTTACCAATATTTGGGCGAAATGTATTTTGGACGAACAAATTTGGGAAGTTTTGAAATGGATGAAGCCAAGAAGATTACGTTTCGACAGTTGTATGGTGGATTGGAAGAGCAGTTTGAGCACATAAAATATTTCTCACGGTTGAAAACCTTCATCACAACTAATTGGGAATCGTTCCAGTCTAACGGTTATGTTTTGACCCCAATGTTTAAACGAAAGATAACCGATAAGCACATTCTTGACCCAAATCCAAGCAAACTATTCAATTACATTCTACAAGCAACCGAAACCGAATTAGCCATCCCCGCATTAAGAGCGGTCAATACATACTTGAAAAATAAGATGTCGAAATCGGTCATGTACACTTATGATTCAGTATTGTTTGATTTCCATAGAGCAGACGGGCAATCTACATTAAATGACATTATGACGATTATGAAGATGGGCGACCGTTTTCCCGTCAAAGTTTATCTTGGTAACTCTTACGATACCGTTGAGCAAATCTATACGTAATTTTTGATATTCTGTCAGATATTTATAGACAACAACTATGAAAGATAAAATGTTTGATCGAATTCTTAACAATATATCGCTAGATCCACGTATCCAAGATGGTACGTTTAGGATAGAAGAAGAAACTCATATGGAAGTTTTGCGTGAGTATTTCGTCAATAAAGGCATTGCGGAATCAGACGCCATCGATTTTTCCAATAGTGTTTTGGAAGGTAAATATCCAGAACGCCAAGCGTATAACGCTAAAGGAATCCTTGTCACTTTCCCAACACCGGAATACAAAGCTGATGCCATTAAACGTGGTACTCACTTTGAAGAAAATCCAATCCGAAAGGCATCCAATGTCTTCTCCAATGACACAGCCGCCCCAGCTGAAAAACCCGATGCTGTTCCTACTCCAGCAGCGGCGCCAGCGAAACCAACTGGTGACACAAAAACTGGACTTCCCTTGTCCCAAGCCGCTCCAGCCGCCGCCGAACCAGATCCAGCCGCCGCTTCATCCGCCCCGGCTGGTGCTCCAGTAGCCGAACCGACACCAGCAACTCCTATTGCTCCACAACCAGCCCCATCTTCAACGCCACCAGTTGACCCGACTGAATTGCCGCCGCCAGTTCCAAAATCACCTGCCGAAAAAGAAGCAGATAAGACCGTCATCAAAAAAATGTTAAAGGGTGATGACTATATGTTGGAACAAGTATCGGAATGGATATCTTACAATGCTCCGAAGCTAGTCGAGCAGATATTGAATCACAAAAGACCATGAACGAGAAGAGACAATTACTCTGCACGTTCAGCAGTGTAAAAGCTTTCAAGTCGGCAATCGTAGAAATAAAAAATCTCTATACGGTTTACGAGAATAGGTTTTTTGTGTTCTCTAATTTAGCATCCGAATCCGAAGTTTTTATCACTTACAATATATTGAGTGCAGGTCGTGATTTCTCTAAATTTCCCAATACAATTTCCATCCATCGTAAGAAGCAATCCAATACTCTTTACACGTTGAATGCGATGAATCAAATCATCAAGGATGAAAACAATGGCGTGTTTGATAAGACCTATGCCATTGACTGGAACTCATATCGTGATGTGCTAGTTGTCACCGGCGATCCATCAGTCAGAACCTTACCAATTAGTCTTCTGGAAATCGTCTCATAATGTATCAATCAGTTTTTCTAAACACCAAAAATTAAAATTAGTTTGGTGATTTTTATAAGTTGATTTTCAAACTTTTTCTCGTTATCATTTGTATGTATTGATAAGAGAATGAGAATTAACCAATGGGTTAACGATTAAACTTTTATCAACTTAAACAATTAGAAAGTAAAAAATTATGGCACTTAATACAGATAAAATCAAAGCTCGTCTTGCCGCAGTAAACAAAAAAGGTAAAACCGCCGGAACCGGCTCTTCCAACGCAAAAGATATCATTTGGAAACCAACCGCAACTCACGTTGTCCGAATCGTCCCGTACACCAAATGTCCTGATGATCCGTTTGTCCAATTGAAGTTTCACTATGACTTCGCTGGCGACAATTACTTGTCTCCCGCTAGCTTCAACAAGGCAGATCCAATCGTAGAATTGGCTGACCGTCTCAAGAAAAACAAGGACACTTGGCAGCAAGGTCGTAAACTTGAGCCGAAGTTGCGAACTTACGTTCCAATCATCGTGCGTGGTGAAGAATCAAAAGGTGTTCGTTGGTGGGGATTTGGTGTCCAGATATACAATGAACTCTTGGGAGTCATGAGCGACGCTGATTATGGCGACATTACCAGCTTGACCGAAGGATTCGACATTGCCGTTGAATTCAAGACGGCACTAGAATGTAAGAAGGATTTTCCAGAAACGAAGATCCGTACCAAGCCAAAGGCTCGTCCGGTTGTTGACCCAACCGATCCACGTGCCAAGGAATACTTGGAAATGATCACCACCAAGCAGCCCGACATTCTTTCGGTTTGGACAGTTCCAACCTATGAAGTGTTGGAAGTTGCTCTTGAAGAGTTTCTCAAGAAAGCCGCTTCCGGCAATAAACCAGAAGCTGATTCAAATGTTCAACTTCCAACTGAAAAACAAATTGCTGACGCTGCTTCTAACGCAGCCGCAATCGCCGTGGCTAATAACCCGGTCGCTACTGAACCGTCCACAACGGCGGCAGTAGTTTCCCCAACGGCTCAGAAAGCCGCTTCCGTTCCAACGTCCGCCCAAGATCTCACGAAGGCGTTTGACAATCTATTCAACTCGTAAGAGTTGTTGGATAAAATAACTTGGTACCCTACATCGAAAGGTGTAGGGTACCAATAGTTAACCTAAAACCTTTCAAGAAATATTATGGCAAAAGCAAAAAACAGCAGAACTGATAGAGACGAATTGGCTGATCTTATCGTCGCTACCATGAACAAATCTCAAAAAGACGGCACCGAAGTAGCATGCTTCCT